TAGTTAATTTAAGCGTTTCTAGATCTTTATCTAATTCCGATAAGTATTTATTCAATTCTCTAGATTTTTGACCACTTTCCCAATTTAGATCATTATTTCTAACACGTTCCAAGAACTCACGCACATTAGTATCAGCATTTTTCTGATTAGTTTGAGCATTCATCCTATTAGTTTCAGTATTCATCGCCTCCAGCAATATCCTTTTATCTTGTTGGCTTAAAGCTTTCCAACCTTGAGCAATATTAGCTACACTCTCTTTAGTTTTTTGATTATTATAATCAATACCACTTTCTTTCAAAGCACTATCAATCCCAATCCTAATTAATTCAGCTTGTGCAGTAGCAACTTTAGTATTAAAAGTTTCTTTCGAAAGTTCATTTTCATAATATGCACCTCTTAACGATTCATAAGCATTTTTAGCATTATAGCTTATCATATCTATCACATCTTCAAAACTTTCAGTCTTTATTCTTTCGTCAAGCTTACTTATAGAAGTTTGTACTTTCAGTAGTTTAGTTTGAGCGTTTTTATTATCAACACCAGCCATTAAATCTAGAATTTTAGTTTCACCTAAACGTCTATCAACTCCACCTTCACCGATATTATCAGCTTCAGTCTCTGTTTTCCTGGCTTGTGCTTTTATTAAATCCAACTGTGCTTTTTGCATCATCAAGCCCATCATCTCACCTCCACCACTAGGAGCATTGGCACCACCTACACCACTACTTCCACTTCCAGTGGTAACACCTCCACCTCCCCCCATTCCATACATTAAAGCTGGGTTAAGACCAGCTTTTTCCATCATTTCTTTTTGAGCTGGATAACTTGTGTTCTTCCACATTTCAAGTTGAGCAGCCTTTTCAGCATTCATTTTTTTCAAATCAAATCCTAATTGTTGATCACTTAATTTACGTTGTTGTTCTAACTGTCTCCTATCATTATGACCTTGCAATAACAATCCAAGTCCAGTTCCAACTATAGCATTACCACCAGTACTATTTAAGAATTCTTTAAACTTTCCCATTTTTCGCGCTTTTTTATAAAAAAGCGATACACACTATATTTATATATAAGTATACGTGCGTACCGCTTTTTGTTAGATAATAAAATTAAATTTTAGTACACACTATACATTAGGCTCCGCCTTACCAAGATCATCTTTAACAATTTTTAGATTATTTTGTCTCTCTTCTCTTTTAGCTAATTTGTCTTTATGTACTTTATCCATAGCCTCTACAGCCAATTCGAATCTATCAGTTCTTACATCGTAAGCAGGATTAACACCCTCTTTTCTTTCAGTGAAGATCACATCAGCGCCCTCACTAATAGGCTCCCCGTTATCCATTATTCGACGTATTTTTTCTTCAATAGATTCACCCTCCATTGATTCATTAATATCAATAGAAGTATTTTCACATAGTTTATTTAATCGCATAATAAATAAGGTTTAACCACCCACCTTTAAGGCTTTTAATAATTAAAGATTAGGCATTATTTTAGCACTCATTTTTCTTCGAGCAGTAATATCACAACCAATTTGCACCCAAAAATTCTGGCTATCAATATTAGTATCAGCAAATAAGTTATTAAATTTTTTTGGGTCAATATAACTAGTAAGGTCTTTAATACGTCTAGTTGCTGCATTATATTCATAATTTCTATTAAGAGTCATGAACATCTGATTACCATTAATAGCAAAATTTCCGTATGCTCTGTTATAGTTAGTCATATAATTTAACCATGCAGGCTGCTTTCCAGCTGACCGTCTTACCCATTTCGTTCCGTCCCAAGTAGTGTCCCAAAATGCCATTTGTTCAGTTATCAAATCTTGAAATCCAATTTCATCTAAATTAGGCTTATGGAAATCATCTACAGTTTGCAAGTTTACATCCCAACGGTTTCCTTGAGAATAATCAATTCTAGGAGTTAAACTAACAATACCCATAATATAACTAGGTTCATCAACTTTAATTACAACTTTACCTCCTTTGTGTTTTTGAGATAATTTACCTCTACCACCAAGAGTACCTAATTTTTGAGCATCAGTAGCAGCAGTACTTACCACTTCTTGGAATACCAATTCTTTAATCAATCCACCATGATAAATAGGTGATTCGGGAATTCTACTTCTTTCATGATCATAAACACTATCCAACCAATCATTGTAAGAACCACCGCTAATTGCAATTCTATTTAGCATTTCATATACTTTCTTACTAAAGTTTAGTTGATCAATAGTAAAACTTCCCCCTACAATAGCCACTGCACTTGAAGTGTTAATATTATTAATCCATGTAGTGTCTAACCAATTATTAAGTAGATCACTTTGGTAAGTTTTCAAACCCAATCCAGCCTGAGAAAATTGATAATTAAAATAAGCACCACTAGTAGTAAGTCCAAATAAATCTTTATAAGGACTGTAATTTTGACCATTTATACTAAAAGGAGTACTTAAACTCGAGAAAGCTAAAATAGCTTTTCTCATATTATCAATATTATCTAAATTAAAAAACACTACCTCTGGTTTAACACTTAATATAGTATTACTTCCAGCATACCTCCAATTTACTATGTGTGTCAATCCATGTAAACCAAAGTTATAAACACCACTAAACTGAGTACCCGTATCAACTATACCAGCAGCACACAGTTCTTCAAAATTCATTTCCGATCTTCCAGCTAAATTAAATAAAACTGTTTTTAAATCAGGTTTAGAGCCAGTATAATTTATATAAATTACACTACCAACTGTCAGATCATCTATAACACTTATTGCAGGTGCTTGAACAATAGTGACAGTAGGATTACTAACAGAAACACTTGTAATAGTGTTATTACTAATTGCGTTACCACCACTTATTAACGCACCAACTTTTTCTTGTTTAGAAGAATAATAATTTTTATATATATCCCAATATGCTATAATAGAAGTACCATTGAAATCTCTGTAAGCTATTGTACTTGATTCACCTATACCTCTAATTCCAAGATAATTTAATAAGCAACTTGGATTAATATTGCTATTATTTATATCACGTGTTGAATTATTAGGATCCATTTGTAAATTAATAATAGGCAATTTCACATTTTTCATATCATTACCAATACCTAGCATGTTATTATGTAACAAACTATTGTATAATCTAATTGGTACCTGAAATACATCTAACTGTACTTTAAAACTCCCAAACAACGGTCCTACCGTTGGAGAAGTCATAACATCACAATTTAAATCTATATCAAAAGTATCACCAGGCAACGCAACTTCATTCATAAAAGGTACAAGTGTACCTGCACTCATAGTACTTCGCCAAACATAGCCTAAATCATGGGTACTTCTTTCAAACCCATGTAGACCAACTTTCATCTTTTTTCCACTTCCTAGACGTTCACCGCCTATAGTCACATTTCTCATTTTTCTTTAATTTTTAGTTTATCAAAATTGTTTATTAAGCTCATCACAAAAGAACCGATAAGATTCCATTCATTACTAAAGACCCATTGATCTAAAGTCTCCTTATCTTTCATAATTTCACTCAATCTATTATTTCCAATAGCCAAGAATACTCCTTCATCAGTTTCAACTAATAAGAATGGAGTATTTTCGTATTGACTAACCAAACAATTGTCCTTGTTTGGGCTTTCTTCTACCATAGAATCTATGGGTTGTTCTACATTGTTTTCCGATGACATAACTTGTTTTTGTTTTTTCAATTGTTAAATAATTTTTTTCATAGTAACCACGATCTATTACATCACCGCTATCATAGTCTATGAATTCGCTTATTGTTTTGTATCTTAGATTGTTTACCCACATAATTTATTTCATTATCAAGTAAGTAACTAATATCATCATACTTTTTTTCATCAATGCGGATAATAGTTTCACCGCTCTGATTGTAGAGTCTTAAGTATGCAAACTCTTTCCCGAAGTTTCTTTTTATTATTTCTACATTCATATTATATTTGCCCATTATTGTCGGACAAGACATCTAAAATTTATGTTCATATAATTTAATAATTCAAGGTCTTTTATAAAATCCTTCAATTCATGTTCTTTTTTTATATCAATGTATTTTTCCATCCTGGTAAATATGTAATTACCTTTTTTATCGAAAGGATAAGCCCAATAACTGATTTCATATAATTCATCATCAAATAATTTTAATTGATTGCAACTTATCATACTATTAATTATATACCAAAATTAATTTATTATGTTAAATACGTTTTTTACCCAATATCCTAAAAAAACCGCTCCCCTCAGGGGCGGGGGGGTGGTTTTAATCGCATATTTTGTTTAAGTTCACGCATTTCTCTTTCATATTCAATTAGTTTCCAGTCTTTAGTACCATTACCATACCCACGCTCAATATTTTGTTTTTGAGCATATTTTAGAGCATTAATATACTCCTCATTTCCATTACTTACATCTATTTCCACACCTAGCACATATCTTTTACCTTTATCTAGTTTATGAATCCACAATTTCTCTCTCTCATCATCATTATAGGCTTTATTTCTTAAGTATATAGGCAAAGCCATTTTATAACCCTGGTTAGTCTTATAATATTCTTTAGTATCGGCACCATTGTATTTATGAATTTTAAAATCAAATCTTTTTTCATAGCTACCACCTATTCCCGGACTACATAGTACTACCGGTTTATAAGTTTTATGTAAAACGTCCCTTTTAGTAAAATATTTCATACAATAAGAGATTGTTTTTTCATTTACATAGTTTTCAAGTTTATTTCCCTTATTATAACCTTTCCAAACGTAACCATATTTCCAGTGCTTTTCCATATTAAATACATCATCACACCAAACAATACCATGTAAATGAATATGCTCTGTATTTACTTTTCCTAATTCAGTAATCAACCAATGTCTTAAGCTTTTCTTATGTTCCTTTCTATACCTTTCTAGAAATCTTCTAATTGCAATAGTTGCAATAGAATTGTCTCTATTATATCCATCACCTTTTGCTAACTTATAAAGATCACTATAACTCTCATTTGAGAAAGTAAGTGTTATAAATTTTCCATTACGATATTCTTTAATATCTTCCATTAATCTAACTTTCCATTCTCTCCCTTTTTTCTTAAAACATTCCATACATTCACCACATGAAATAGGCACATAAAAAGTCCGAGGGTCTTGCATTATAGGTACATTTCCCCCGTTCTTTTTATTAACTTTGTATTTAGGGTTTCTTAATAATTTAGGATAAAGGCACATATCATCTATTAAATCCTACAGTATTTCTAGTTGGTTCCATTTTAGCAGCCTTACCTGCACCAGCAGCATTAAACACACCAGTCAAAGAACCAATAGTTAATTTAAGCGTTTCTAGATCTTTATCTAATTCCGATAAGTATTTATTCAATTCTCTAGATTTTTGACCACTTTCCCAATTTAGATCATTATTTCTAACACGTTCCAAGAACTCACGCACAT